AAATGCCATATTACTGTTGTTCTCGATTGTATAAATACTATATAGTTATTTATGTCTTATAAAGGAAAGTTTAGACCGAAGAATCCAAATAAGTATAAAGGTAACCCTAGTAACATTATTTATCGTTCTCTTTTAGAGCGCAGATTCATGGTGTACTTGGATAACAATCCTTCTATACTAAAATGGAGTTCTGAGGAAATCATTATACCGTATGTCTCACCGATAGACAATCGTGTGCATAGGTATTTTCCCGACTTCTTTATGAAGTACAGAAACGCAAAAGGTCTGATAGTAGAAGAACTCATTGAAGTGAAACCTCACTCACAATGTTCACCTCCTAATCCAAAGAAGAAACTCACCAAAACAGGCAGAACATCTAAACGATATCTCAAAGAAGTACAAACTTACATAGTAAATGATGCTAAATGGAATCAAGCTATGAAATACTGTAAAGATCGGAACTGGAAATGGAGAATTCTTACAGAAAAGGATATAAACATCTATTAAGGGACATAAATACACTTATACATTATGATTATATAATGAAATACAAATAAAAAGGAGAATATATGAATAAATTATTAGTATTATTAGGTAGCGTACTATTGAGTACATCTACATTAGCTATGAATGGTCACATCGGAATCGGTACTGACTATATGTGGCGTGGTCAAACACAAACTGATCATGGCATGGCAGTGAACTTTGCTATAGAACAAGACCTCGGTGGAGGTTTCTACATAGGTAACTGGAACAGCAGCGTTGATTTAAACGGTGAAAGAGAATTAGAATCTGACTTTTACGGTGGTGTCCGCAAAGATATTGGAGACTCTGGTTTCTGGTTCAATGCTGAGTATATCGCTTATCGTTATAGTGGTGAAAATTCTGATCTACTAGAATTCGAAGAAAGAATATATCAAATTGGATATGAATCTTTCTCATACGGAAAAGCTGAAGGTGTTAACGGAACTCAAGACTATGAATGGTATAACATTGGTTTACCTTTCATCTCATGGGCTAATGTTAATTTAGTTATGGGTGAATGGACCGACGGAAAAGAAAACAAGATGCTTACAGTAGATTGGTCTTTATCCGATAGTCTATCTTTAATGGTCATGGTAATGGCTGATGTTAAAGAAGATGATATGGAATTTGGTGACGCTGTATCTTTACACTTAAAGCATAAGTTTTAAGAGACTACAATAATGGCAGGGAAACTTTTCGACAAATTTGAACAAGAAGCGTTCAGAGCAGGTATAACTGCTAGAACAAAAGCTTCTATGAAATGGTTTAGAGACAATGTTTCTAACGCAAGAGTTTCTCGTGCTTCTTTAATAGCTGACGGACCAACACGGTCTGGTCACCAGTATGGTAATATGTACAACTTTATGTACGATCCTAAGACAAAGAAATCACTACCATACTACGATAGGTTTCCTTTATGTATTCCTGTTCAAAAAGCCAAAGGTGGTTTTTATGGACTTAATTTACATTACTTACACCCTGTAATAAGGGCTAAATTTTTAGATGCATTATATGATGTAACAAACAATGACAAGTTTGATAAAACGACTAAAATGAAAATGTCGTATAGTTTGTTAAAGGCAGCATCGAACATGAGATACTTTAAACCGTGTTTTAAACACTACTTAAGTAAACATGTCAATTCAAAATTATTATTAATAGAACCAGCTGATTGGGAGATAGCAATATTCTTACCAACCGAGTCATTTAGAAAAGTTTCTAAAGATACAGTCTGGAAGGAAAGTAGGAAAATGTTCTAATGAATATAGATAGATTTAAAATTAGATTAGACCAAATGGCACGGACTAATAGATTCGAAGTAGAAATACACGGACCAGCAGGTATAAGAAGTAGAGGTATTAGATGTACCGATGTTTCTATACCAGCGAAGTCTATTGCTACAACTAGTAATTCGTATTTAAGTTCAGGTCCACAATCAGTATATGCTGATTCTGTTGACTACGGACAAACTGTATCTCTATCATTCATGTTAGACCATACTTACGAAGATAGACAAAAAATGGAACTATGGCAAAGTTATATATATGATGAAGCATATAACTTACAGTATCCTGATAAGTATTGGGGTTCTATAAAAATTGTACAAATGGGTGTAGATAACTTGCCGATATATGAAGTTGAGTTACATCAATGTTTCCCTACTACTATATCTTCAATCGCATTTGCGTCTGCTGGCGAAACATCTATACAAACATTTTCTACTGACTTTTCATTTAGGTCGTGGTCTTCATCATTCGAAAATTCACCAGGTGGTCTGTTGGGTGGATTATTCAATAAGTTCTCAAGAAAACTTGAAAGCAAAGTAAACAAAAAATTATCAGACAAACTGTTCGGTTAACCGAACTAAATACTATTATATATTATTGAGGAATAAATTATGGCGTTACCAGTATTGGAGGCGACTCGTTATACATGTGAGTTACCAGTAAGCAAAAAGAAAGTGGAATATAGGCCTTTCTTGGTTAAAGAACAAAAACTTCTATTAGTTGCAGGTGAGAGTGATGAACAATCACAAATAACAAATGGAATGTTAGACTTGTTACAGAATTGTGTATTTAACAGTTCTGAAATAAATCTAAATGAAATACCTATAATGGACTTGGAATATTTATTTATCCAAGTTAGAATGAAGTCCGCTGGTGAAACAGTTAAAGTAGGACTAGGTTGTGACAAGTGTGAACAACCAACTGATGTTGAAATTGATTTAAGAAAATCGGAAATGAATGGTGTAATGCCAGAAAATACGATTAAGTTGACTGAACAAATTGGAATAAAATTAACATATCCAAGTTTGAAGTCAATGCCAGAGAATGAAACATCTACTACAGAAAGTATCTTTGACATGATAGCTGGTTGTATTGACCAAGTCTATAGTGGTGATGAAGTTTTTACTAGAGATGATTTTAATAGTAAGGAATTAAAAGATTTCTTAGACCAGTTTACAAGTGAACAATTTGAAAAACTGAATAATTACTTTATGGCAATGCCAAAATATAGTCAAACTATAAGATGGACATGTATCGATTGTGGTGAGGACAATGAAAGAGAGTTACAAGGTATAGCGGATTTTTTCGCATAGCCCTCTCTCATGAAAGTTTATATAACTACATGAATACAAATTTTGCAATGATGCAACATCATAATTATAGTTTAACAGAACTAGAAAATATGATACCTTGGGAGAGGGATGTTTATGTAAACTTATTACTTAAACACTTAAAAGACGAAAAGAATAGAATGGATAAACAGAGGAATTAAGAATGGCAGATCAAGATAGATTTCAAGGCGACATGAGTCGGAACGAAGTAGAGATAGACTTAAAGAAGTTTATGGCTATGGTCACCGAAATCGGTGAATTAAAACAAGAGATATTCGAACTAACGAATGACGATAGAAAGAACCCGTGGCAGAAGTGGGTCTTCTTAGGTAAAACAATAGACGCTTGGAGAATCATTCCAAGACTATTCTTAGGTATATACATGTACTTATTGTATTACTCAACATTCTGGTTCATGGATTTAGAAGCACCAACACTAGAACAATCAGGATTGATCTCAATTCTCGTTGGAGCAGGAGCTGCTTGGTTTGGACTATATGTAAGTAGTGCGGCGAAAGAACACGGTGACGATAACCCTAACTAGGAATAATTAAATGGCAGATAAAATTGTACCAGATACTACTAACTTTAGTGAACAGGTAGTTAAAAAACTATCTACTACTAATAAGTATACTGGTCAACAACGCAAAAAACTTGATACTATTAATGCGACTCTCCAAGAGAATACATTAGGTACATCAGATATAGTTGCGTCTGTCAATGAAGCGTCAAGAATAGAATTAGCCAAGAAGGAATCAGACGAAAAGGAAGACAAAGCAGATAAAAAACTTAAAGCTGAGCAACTTAAAGAATCACGAAAAGGTTTTAAGGGAATGATTCTAACAGCAAAAGATGGGTTAGATAAATTATATAACGAACAGAAATCTGCTAAACAAATATTTAGTGACATTGGTGATGGATTTAAAAGTGACTTTCAAATGTTTAGTAATTTGTTAGCGCCACTTCAAGCAATTCCAGGTATGAATACTGCCATGCAAATACTGAGTGGTGCAGGTACATTTTTCTTAAAAGGCCTTTTCACATTAGCTACTGCCGAAGGTAGACAAAAAGCTATAGAATGGGCAGCACAGAAGAAACAATGGGCAATGGAAAAACTAGCTGCAGTAAAAGCTAGAGTAAAGGGAATGGGTAAATCAATTAAAGCAATGGGCAAAGGTCCTAAAGGTGATGAGAAGTTTTCTTTTATGACCTTTATCAAACAGCTGTTTAAAAAAGTTATAATTGCTGTATTAGCTCTTGGTGCATTTCTTGTTGGTGGTCTTGTAGGAGTAGGTTCATCTATCTCAAGACTCTTTACTCTGCTTGTTCCGAAAAAAGTAATAGGTGTATTTAAAACAATAGGTTCTTTTATTAGTGGTAAAGTTGCTAGCATAGGCAAGTTCTTTGGTAAACAAAAAGGAGTTGGTAAAGCTCTAGGCATGGTATCAACTGTTATGTCCAAGATTTCAGGTGTCTTTTCACCACTAACAAAAATTATAAGTGGACTATTAGCTAACCCCTATGTCGCTAAAGGTTTCGCATTCGGTAAGACATTAGGAAAACTGTTCTTCCCTATTACAGTATTAATGGCAGCATGGGAAGCTATCAAAGGAATGATATCAGGGTTTACAAATACTGAAGGTAATTTCTTTGAAAAAATAGTCGGTGGTCTAATGGGAGCAGTAGAAAGTCTAGTAAAGTTCTTTATCTCAATGCCTTTAGATTTGATTAAAGATTTGCTTGGTTGGATAGCTGGTATGCTGGGATTTGATAACATTAAAAAAGGCCTTGCAAGTTTCTCATTTGATGACATCTTCTCTAAGTTCTTTGATATTCTTTTTAGTATAACAAGTTATATGTCTGCTCTTGTATCAGCAATGGCTAACGGAGCAGCAGCTGCGCTCGGTGCCTTTCCGTATTTTACTGAAGGTCCTCTTGAGGCATTCGGTAGAGGATATAATGAAAGTATGAATTCGCGAGATAGGAATCCTGATACTGGTATAAAGTTAGACGAAGCTAGTATGGAAAACGATGCGGGAAAACTAGAAATAACAAAAGGTAATTCTAATCCGAATGGTGGTGGTAATTTTAGTAATGTAACTAATGTTAATAATACAACTAAGAAAGTGATTACTACTGTGAGTACTAATCCTAGTGATTCAGTAGCAGTTGCTGCCGCTGGTGCATAATTAAAAGTGTAAAAACTGGCCCCTCTGTCCCGCCGTTTAAACCGATATCTCCTGCCGCTTAGATATCTTTCCTCATTGAATGTCAAGAATCCCCATTCTTAACTGTCCCACTAATACTGAACTTGTATTAGCTCTACTGCTCTGACACGAAGAACAGTCCCAAATCCCTTAATAGGTTATAGTATTTATAACTTTATTATGAATCGTTAGCAAGTTTTTCAAAATAACTCATGGTATCTGAACCTGAGTCTTCTGAATTAGTTGCTGGTACAGGTGTATCTGCCCATGGAGCCTCTGTCGCTGTCGCAGACGCTGCTGATGTATTATCATCTGCAATCGTTTCTGCTGTCGCTGTAGACACTTCCACACCACCTAGACCTAATGCTCTATTAAGTTTAGTTTTCAAATCTTCATAAGACATGAATTGGTCTGGAGCAATTAATTCTGATAGAGAATGTTGCTTGTTGTAGATTGTTTCCATAACAGAATCATCTTCTGAGATAGCAGCTACATTAGCGAACTCTGACTTATCATAGTTCCAGTAACCATCTACTTTTCTAACTTTAAGTTTAAAGTCAGCACCTTCCCACATATCAAAACAGTTGACAGGTTTCTCATCTTCGAACTGAGGTTGCATAACATCTTTGATTTTCTCAAAGATTTTTTTACCGAAACGATAAAGCATTACTTTACCTTCATGTTCTGGATGAGCAGGATCAGATACAACTAGAACATTAGCAACATAGTGCAATCTTCTTTTTTGTTTTCTCGCCTGGTCTTTCTGAGCTTCATCACCACTGTTCCATAGAGTACCGTTATACTCTGAAACTGGACAATTCTGTCCTAGTGTTGTTAGCGACTTCTCTATGAACCAACCACCTGGACCTTGAAAACCATGATCCCAATATTGGACCCACGGAAGTTCTTCTCCATTAGCAGCAGGTAAGAAACGAAGTACTGCATATCCGTTACTAGATTTATCTAGTTCGGGTTTCCAGAACCTATCGTCGCCGTAGCCTTTCTTTTCTGAACCAGAGGATTCTGATTCTAGTGCGGTTTGTAGTTTATCGAAGCCACCGCGACTTCTCTTTAATTCATTAAATGACATTTTATCTCCTTGTATTTTAATTATTATATTTTATTTTATCCACTTTATTCATTATGTAAAACTATTATATTCTAAAGGCTTTTTATTTCCTTCATAGTATATAGT